CTCGGCCTTACGTGCGCGAATGCGCTTCGTGGCAGCTTTCATTTCGGTCTGGCGAGACTTGGCAAGGGCTTTGGACATGGTGGACGCTCCAGAGTATGGGAAGATGAAGGTGTTGTCGCTCTTGGTGAGAGTGTGAACAGCAGACGCGAGCAACATTTCGCTGCTGGGGGGCTTGGCTCTGCTCACAGCGCGAGCAGGAAAAAGACGACGGAAAACCACGCGATGGCGATCGTGCAACCGACCAGGACGCGCCACGCGATGCGGTGGAGTTCTTCGTGATTCATGAGACTATCTCCTATCAAAATACCGATTTGACCACAGAGGAGGGGGGCTGTCAACCCTTCTTAGGACCTCACTCGACAGGGATCAACGTGCCGAAATCGTCGACGACAGCGTGGACGTTCCGGCAGAGTGGCCAGTGGCTAACGCCATTGACTGTGGACAGTGTGACCAGCCAAGCACCAGGACGGGCGAGGTCGTGCCAGCGCTGGAAGATCCACACCACGCCCCCTCGGTGGAGGCTCGCGGCAGAGTGTTCACCGCTGTAGATCCAAGGGGACGCGGGAGGGGTCGACCAATTCGAGACCATGATTTTCTCCTAAAGGACTAAGACGGGCAGCAGCGCTGCCCGGAGGGGGGTGATTAGACGCGGCGTATGTCGGCGTAGTACACAGTACGCGTGCGACCGTCAGGGTTGCCGAAGCTGGCGTACGGGCGAAGCTGCCCAGTCAAGCGCCAGAGGTGGAGGTCCAGCGTCGGGTCGGTGTTGGCCTTGCGCCAATCTCTGACCCACTGGGCGCGATCGGCCTGTGCTGCCTTAGCAGCAGCACGCGGGTCGAGACCACGGTGGTCTTCGTAGTCGAGGGGGTCCCACGTGTTGTGGATCCCACAACGACGGACCAGATTCGGGCGTGAGAGCATGTCGGGCTCCTAAGGGGCTAGGGGTTAAGCGAGGTCGACGCCGAGAGCAGCGAGTGCCGCTTCGAGCTTGTCAGCCAGATCGGTCGAGAGACCGTCAACGTGGGAGAGGTGCTGCGCGACATCGGCGTGGTCACCACGGAGAAAAGCAGCCCACGCCAGTACGAGGGGGTCAACGTGCTCGTGGGGTCGGCCCAACTCGGCGAAGGCCTGCGCGATCAAGGCACCAAGTGCGATCTGTTGAGAGAGGGGGGCTTGAGACATCTGGGACTCCTAAGGGGCTAAGTGGACTGGAGGGATCTCCGCTCCAGTACCTGTATTGTACCAGAGCGGAGGGGGTCTGTCAAGATGTCTTAGACGACCTTGAACGTGGGGTGGACGCTGGACCAGTGCTCGGCCGTCTTGCGCACGGTCTCGGCACTGACGAACCCATTCTTGACGGCGTGCCGGAGCTTGTTGCGGAGGTTCATGGACTGCTGGCCAGGGTTGAGGTGCAGGTAAGGGTTCCCCTCCAGGTTCAGCAGCTTGATGCAGACCTGGACCACACGCTCACGGGTCAAGACCTGGAGAGCGTCGGCCACCGCGTCGCCGCAGTGCGGGTTGCCGTTGGTTCCCTTGACGTAGTGACCTGCCTTGGAGCGCTCACGAAGGGCAAGCATCGGACCAGAGTAGCCGAGGATGATGCTGCCGCTGCCAGGAGCGATTTCGTCGGCCGTGGGGTGGCCGGTGACCGGGTCGACCCCCATGGAGACGCAAGCTTCCTCGAAGGAGACGCCGAGTACCTGGGCTTCTTCGCGAGCAGCGGCGAGGTTCGCGGCGTGGACCGTGTTGAGCGTATCGGTGAGGGACTGGACGACAGCTTCAGCGCTGGCGACCTCCGTCTTCTTGAGGCTGGCGCGAAGGGCCTTCTTACTAGCGGTCTTGCGTGCCTTGTCGGCAGCAGCGGCGCGAGCGACCTGCTCGGCAGACTGGTTCAGGGACTTGACTGGGTTGCGTCGGGTTGCCATCTGGGACTCCTAAGGGACTAAGTGGACTGGAGGGATCGGGCTTTGTCTCAACCCGATAGATCGATTGTACCAGAGAGAGAGGGGGTCCGCAACATAAGCGTTTTAATCGTGAGAAGGACGTCGATAGGCGGAGACTATGGACGGAGGAGGAGGGACGTGCCACTACAGCGAGAGGGGATACCCACTCCTGTCGACTGGAGTGGGTGGTGGAGTGGGGGGGTGGAGTGGGTATCCCCTAGCAAGAAACGTGCCAGATCGAGAGTCCTTGGCGGTAGACCGTATGACACCGTATGACAGGGGGGCTCCAGACCCCCACTCTAGGGGGGGCTCCAGTCGGCAGGAGTGGGGTAGCTCCGTCGGAGAGGATACCCACTCCACCCCACTCCACCTCTCTAGACATATGTGGGGTGGGAGAGGAGTGAGACGGGTAGACGGAGACACAGAGAGACCCGTACGGAGCACGCATGGGTCTCGAGATATGGAGTGGGGTGGAGTGGGGGATCCCCCCCTCACGTGCTGCCACTACAGCACGTGTGCTTAGGGGTCCGTAGACCCCCTTAGCTTAGGCCAGATCGACGCCGAGGTCCGAAAGTGCCTGTTCGATTCGGGTGGCAAGGTCGGTGGGCAGACCGTCGACGAGACTGAGGGTGGTGGCGCAGTCGTCGAAGCAAAGTGCACGGGCTTCGTTCGACGCACGAAGCACGAGGTCGCGCTGAGCGCCAAGGGTGGCGAGCTTCGCTTGCGTGAGCGCTGCGAGGAGACGGGTAATGGGGTTGCGCGACATCTGGAACTCCTAAGGGGCTAAGTGCTGGGCGTTTTGCTCCAGTACCTTAAGTATACCACAGCTTCGCTTCGCTTGTAGTGCAAGCGTTTCTATCGCTTTCGGCCGGTCGATAGGTAGGAACTATCGACCTCGCTTCGCGCCTCCATAGTTCGCTTCTACCGGCCGGTCTAAGTCCATAGTTCGCTTCTATTCGCTTCGGCCCTTCGGATAGCTCGTCCCTATCGGCAAGTCGAGGTCGATAGGCGGGTACTATCGGGGGGGCAACCCTCGAACGACCCTGGCGGTGCCGACGTGAACGTAGGTTTCTTCCGAGCTAGAAAACATTCGAGATATGCCTTGTCATATGCGATCTCCGCTGCACATTCCGTCACTATCGAAAGTGTGGTATACTACGAGAATGAGTGAAAGTATCGTTGAACTAGTAGACCCCCCGGCGGTACAAGCAGTCACAACGGTCGTTGAAGCAGAAGAATTGCCTTTGGTTCCGTTATCAACGGACGAAGACTCTTTTTGTCTTGCGATGATCGAATGCTCGGGCAACGTAGCCCTGGCGTACAAAATGGCTTTCGGTGATGACGTACGTTATGCCGGTAGCAAAGGTAAAGAACTGCTCCAGCGGGCGAACATCCAGGCGCGGATTCGTGAGCTGTCGGTTGTTGTTGAAGATACGACGTTATTTAGCCTCAGCACGCATTTAATGGAGTTGGCCACAATACGGGACATGGCGAAACTGCAAGGCCAGTTGAAAGTAGCTTTGCAGGCGGAACGCACGCGGGGTGAAGCAACGGGCCTGTATCAACAAAAGCCACAAAATACCGGGCAGACGTTGGTCCAGGTCAACATGGTCAGTAAATACGACGTTAGCATCTGATGTCCGAATTCAAGCTAACGAACCGCCAAGAAGAAGCGCACGCCATATTGGCGAGCGCAGCCACGCACGGCATGTTGTTCGGTGGTAGCCGAAGCGGGAAGACGTTTCTTCACGTACGAAATACCATATTACGGGCGATGAAGGCAAGACGGTCGCGGCACGCCATCTTGCGGTACCGTTTCAATCACATCAAGGCGTCCATTATTCTGGATACATTCCCGAAAGTGATGGACTTGTGTTTTCCAGGCGTGGAGTATACGCTGAATAAGACCGACTGGTTTGTGACGCTGCCGAATGAGTCGGAAGTATGGTTCGGCGGTCTTGACGATAAAGAGCGGACGGAGAAGATCCTCGGGCAAGAATACGCAACGATTTACTTCAACGAGTGCAGCCAGATCCCGTTCAACTCACAAGCAATCGCGATCACCCGACTTGCACAAAAAGCGGAAATCGCACCTAACGAATACTTGACGCCAAGAGCGTTCTACGATATGAACCCAACGGACAAGATCCATTGGACATATCGGATGTTCATCCAAAAAGTCGATCCGGAAACAAAAAAGCCATTACCGGACCCAGAAAAGTACGTATCCTTCCAGATCAATCCCGAAGACAACCTCGAAAACCTCAGCAGCACCTACATCGACACCCTGCGGAGCCTCAGTCCGCGCTTGCAGAAACGATTCTTGCGGGGCGAATTTACCGATGGTACACCGAACGCACTATTCAATGATCAACTGATCGAAACGTGGAGGGTGTTGAACGGCGACATACCGGACTTGGTG